GCTGGTGATAAGACTAAACTTCCAGTGCAGTTTTTTAAACTCTCAGACAATATTAGTGGTAATTTAAGTTTAGATAATAACTCTGCACATAAAAAAATAATACTTGATACAAATGGTAATAACATTACTAATTCTAGTGGATCACCTTTGACAACTAATTCTAGTACAACACTAGAGCTAAAAGGCAGTGGTAATGTACAATCTACATTAAAAACATTTACATCATCACAAAGCTCTACTGGAAACTCTGGAACAACTACAATAAGTGAAGCAGATAATTCTACAGTGGTGGTGCAGACAGATACACATACTTTTGATACTGCATTAGTCAGTGATTCTAGAGGTTCTGGTGCTTCTTCTGGATCTGGTGGTGGTGTTAGTTTTGGCGATGGAAATACGACTGTAACAAAACCAAACACTGGTAGCACTGCTGGTATGCTCGTAAATGAGACATATTATACTACAGGTTTTACAACTCTTTTTGGTGGTGTAGGACTTGATAATATAAATAGATCAGATTTTGGTATGTCTTTTACTCATGCTTTTATGGAAGATGGCACACCAATAAGTGGTCGTATTTCTGGTCCATCAACTTCAGGTGGAACAGGAGGTACAAGCACATTTGATGGTGGCACTTCAAAACGACCAAGTACAAACACAACTCATTCTCATGCTGGTGGCACATATCGTTTTATGAAATGGAATAGTGCTTTAGTTGGTGTGAATAATGGTAATTCAGGTAGTTTTGATATTGAAATGTTTATAGATTCTGCAACTGGTAAAGCAGTTGTTGCAATTATAGGTGGTCGTGGAGCGTTTAATCAAATTAAAAATGTTAGCGTTACAGGACCAACAGCAGGCAGACGATTTATATTTACGAATAACTTAGCAATATCATGTGCTTTATCTGGTAGTGATCCGTTCAGTGCAACAGTATCTGCTGGTGCTACTAACACTGTGAACAGAGATTCAACAGATGGATCTTTTAGTCTAACTGGTACTATATCTGGTAGTGATGGTAGTAGCAGACCATTTGCTTTGAAAGACATAAATGATGGAAGTGGCAGTGTTGATGAAACTGCTTACACAGGAACTAAATCAGTGAGTGCGTTCTAATGCCAATGAAAGCCTTAAAATTTAAACCTGGTATTGTATCTGATATTACATCTTACAGTGCCGAAGGTGGCTTTGTTGATGGTGATAAAGTAAGATTTAGGTTTGGTTTTCCAGAAAAGTTTGGTGGTTGGGAAAAATATAGTCCTAATCAATATTTAGGTAGTGCTAGAAGACTGCATAACTGGGTGGCTCTTGATGGTTCTGACTTTATGGGTATTGGCACACATCTTAAATATTATATAGAAGAGGGTCAGACATTTAACGATATTACGCCAATTAGAAATACTACAAGTGCAGGCGATGTAACTTTTTCTGCAACAAATGGCTCTACAACGATAACTGTTACAGATCCAGCACATGGTGCAAATGAGAAAGACTTTGTTACATTCTCTGGTGCGTCAAGTTTAGGTGGCACAATTACAGCTACAATACTTAATGCAGAGTTTCAGATTGTATCATTAATAAGTTCTAATTCTTACACAATTACATCAAGCGTAGCTGCCAATTCATCTGACACTGGTAATGGTGGTGGTAGTGTTGTAGGTGCATATCAGATAAATGTAGGATTAGATGTTACAGTTGGAGGAACTGGTTGGGGTGCTGGTCAATGGAGTGGCACGACATCTGGTGCTTTGGCAACACAGTTGAATGAAGCATTAGATGATAGCGAAACTGATGTTGATGTAGATGACGAAACTGGCATGAATACAGCTAATGATGTTATTCTTGTAGATAACGAACTTATGCTTGTATCAGCAACTACTGATGACAATACAATGACTGTAACTCGTGGACATAGTGGAACAACCGCAGCTACACACGCAGACAATACGCTTGTAAGATTAGCAGTTGGTAATGCAGATTCTGCTAATGACTTTGTTGGGTGGGGTAATGCAGCAAGTGTTACTGTTCCTGGAGCACAGATTAGATTATGGTCACATGATAATTTTGGTGAAGATATAATAATAAATCCAAGAGATGGTGGTATATTTTATTGGGATAAGACAAATGGATTAGGCAACAGAGCAGTAGAACTTAGTGCAACAGGCACATACTCTGGAGAAACAAGTGTGCCAACAGTTGCGAAACAAGTTCTTGTATCAGATCAAGACAGACATGTTATTGTATTTGGTTGTGATGGATTAGGTGCAAACTCTTCTGCTACACAAGGTAATGGTGTACAAGATCCATTGTTGATACGTTTTTCATCACAAGAAAACCCAGTAGATTTCTTTCCGACTGCTACAAATACGGCAGGTGATTTAAGGTTAGGTGGTGGATCTACCTTTGTACAAGCTGTTGAAACCAAACAACAGATATTAGTCTTCACTAACAAAACACTACACGCCATGAAGTTCATAGGTCCACCATTTACGTTTGGTTTACAAGAATTGTCAAAAAACATAACCATAATGAGTCCGTTCTCTGCCATAGCAGTTGAAGATGCTGTGTACTGGATGGGTGTGGACACGTTCTATGTTTACTCTGGTGGTCAAACAATACAATTACCATGCACTGTAAAAGACAAGGTCTTCTTAGATTTTAACTTTGAAGAGCGAGACAAGGTACATGTAGGGCTTAACTCAGAGTTTAGTGAGATATTATGGTTTTATCCATCGTCCGCTGGAACAACTGTAGATAAGTATGTTGCATTTAATTACACGGAAAAAGTTTGGTATTATGGAACACTTGCAAGACAAGCATGGCTAGATAGAGGCATAAGAAATTTACCTCAAGCAACTGGTAATCAATATCTTTATAATCACGAAGTAGGGTTTGATGATGATGGATCTGCCATGACATCGTTTATTGAATCTTCAGCTATCGACATAGGAGATGGCGATAAGTTTGTGTCATTAAAGCAAGTCATACCAGACATTACATTTAACGGATCTACTAGCGTCAATCCAGATGTGTCTTTCACAATGAAATCACGAAACAATCCTGGTGCTAATTTTAATCAAACTACAGAGAATACAACGCAAAGATCTGCAACTACACCAGTTGAACAGTTTACACAAAAATTAGATTATCGTTTACGAGGTAGGTCTTTTGCTTTAAGAATTGATTCCACATCACTAGGAACAAAATATAAATTAGGTACGCCAAGAGTTGATGTTAGGGAGGATGGTAGACGCTAATGCTTATAACCAGTATTCCACAATATATTCAAGGTATTACAAACGCAAAGGTAGATCTTACCACAACAGATCTTACAACTTTGTTCACAGTTCCTAGTGATGCCGATTTTAATGCTGCCGTCGTTAACTCTATATTGGTATCTGAAGATAGTGGTAATGCTGACACAATTACAGTTCAACTTGTAAACGGCAGTGATACATTTAGTTTGTTCAAAGTAAAAGCAGTAGGAGCGAACACAACTGTAGAATTGCTCACAAGAGATTTGATATTGCAAAGTGGAGAAGTATTGAAAGTTCAAGCTGCAACAGCGAACAGATTGCATGTCGTGGCTAGTATTCAAGAATTATCCAAGACAAGAGTAACGACAAGTGCATTGTCAAGAATTTAAAAGGTATATAGACGAATTTGTTAAAATAAGATAAGGTAACAATATGAGTTTAGGTAAGTTAATAAAAAGTTTAGCACCGATTGCCATAAGTGCTTTTGCTGGACCAGCAATAGGACAAGGTATAGGTCAATTATTTGGTGCTCAATCTGCAATGAACCCCTTTTTAACAAGAGCATTAACTGGTGCCGCAACATCAAAGTTAATGGGTGGGAAAAACAAAGACGCAGTTAGAAATGCTTTATTAGCTGGAGTTTCTGGCATGGCCTTAGATCAGTTTACTGGCTCAGAAAATGTCGCACAAGATTTAGCAAACAAACAAAACATTAGGCGATCTTTAGATCAAGGAGTTTCTCGCAATCAAGCAATAGATGAAGTAATCCAAAACAAAAAACCACCTATAGAAAATGTAAGTAAGCAAATACAAGGGGTTGCACCTAAAACATTTAGTGGTGAATTATTACAAGCTGCTGGAGTGTCAGATGATAACTTATTAGCACGATTGCTTAACACTAAAGTTGGAGAGGGATTAACTGCAGGTTTGATAGCACAATTACTTGCTGGAGATGAAGACGAACAAAGACCTCGTGAATTTGAGCAAAGACCATTTGGCTTTGGTGGGCCAGGAGGTCAACTTGGTGGTGTAAGATTTGCAGCAGATGGTGGTAATATCATGGACTTTCCTAGAAGAAATGGTGGTATTGATCCATCTGAAGGTTCTGGAACAAAAGACGATGTACCTGCTATGTTGATGGCTGGTGAGTTTGTTTTGACCAAAGATGCAGTAAAAGGTCTAGGTGATGGAAACCAAAGAAAGGGCATACAAAGAGCCTATGATATGATGGATAAACTAGAGGCGAGGGCGTAATGGCAAACGGCACAGTTACATACGAAAATATACAGAGATTACCACCTTTTCTTGAGGGATTGCAAAAAAGATTATTGCAAACTGGATTTGGTGTATTTGATGGTGAAGATCAAACAACACCAGGTTTATTAGATAAGCCATTAGGTCTACCAGGAGTTCAAATTGCTGGTGCAGATCCGTTAACAACAAGGGCAGCAGAGTTGGGCGAACAAATGGTTGGTACTGCTACACCTTTTCTTGAGGGTGCAAGAGATCAAGCCCTTGCTGGACAACAAGCAATTACAAGTGGTTTAGGCTTTTTACAGCCAGAAAGCATAGAGAGATTTCAAAATCCATTTCAACAACAAGTTATAGACGTAGCACTAAATGAGTTAGACAGACAAGCGGCACAACAAAGATCAAGGGCAGATGCCGCAGCCGTTGGTGCTGGTGCATTTGGTGGTTCAAGACAAGGCGTTCAAAGAGCAGAGGCAGATAGAGGTTTGCAACAAGTAAAAGCAGACACGCTATCAAAGCTTTTATCAAGTGGCTTTGGACAGGCGTTAAAAGCATCACAAGAGGCAGGAAGATTATCTGGTGGTCTTGGACAAGCATTTGGTACTTTAGCAGGCACTACAAGTGATGTTGGGCGTTTGCAACAAGCATTAGGTCAAGCAGATATATCACAATTAACACAATTAGGTGCTTTAAGACAAAGACAACAACAAGCAGAGTTAGACGCACAAAGAGCTAATTTAATGCAAGAAGCACAAGAGCCTTTCACTAGATTGCAAATAGGTCAAAACTTGTTACAAGGTATGCCTAGTGCAAGTATACCTTCAACATTTACACAAGCTACACAACCCGCTGCTAACCCATTTTTACAAGGAATAGGTGCTTATACTACATTATCACAAATAGCACCTTTTAGTGGTGGACCAACAGCAAGAAGAGCGTAACATGGCACCAAAACAAGGCTTGAATCTTGGAGATACAGATACTTTATTACAAAGTTTAGGATTACCTAAAAAACCTAAAACTTTTTCAGAATTATCACAAATGTATGGGCAAGGTTTATTTTCGGGCACAGGTCCAGCCGCTAAAACATTTATACCACCAGTAAAAAATATGGAACAAATGTTCGGCAAACCTAAAACACAAGGTGGTAAACTTTTGCAATTTTTAGGAGATATACCTCTTACTGCTCTGGAAGGTGGAAGATTGTTAACTGGAGGCATTGGTGCTTTAACAAATCCCGCAGGAAATATACCAGCAGATTTTTTGTCACAAATAACACCTGAAGAATTTGCAAAACAAACAAAGGATAAAGTTTTAGGTGCTGGTCCAGAGATATTTTTACCGACAGAAGAAAAAACATCTATGCCAGGATCGGATATTTTTACACAAGAAGGTCAAGATAAACTAACATCTGAAACATCAAAAGCACTTGAAAATTTAGTAGGTAAAAGTGTTAGCGACACTAGTTCATTTGATCCTCAAGGTGAGGTTGACAAAGAAACTGTAGATAAAATCAAAGGTGAAGAAGAAGATAAAAAGCCTACAATTAAAACGAGTGAAGTTATTGACACAAGCTTTGATAGTGATCTTGATGCAGATAAAGACACCACTACTGAAGTGGAGGGTGCAGATACACCAGCTAAGAAAGCTACAGTTAAAGCTTTAGATGCGTTTTTAGCTGAATCAAGACCTGGCGTTAAGCCTAAAACATTTGATGAATATATTAATGAGTTTGGAGAAGCAACTGGATTAGATGTTTCTGGTGAGGCAGATACTAAACAAGCATTAATGTCCTTTGGATTAGCACTTATGCAGAACAGAGCAGGTAAGGGTTTTAATATAAGTAATATATTAAGAGCCACAGGTGAGGCGGGTGAAGCTGCCATGCCAGATTTTAGAAAAGCAGTGGCAGAGGCAAAGGCAATAAGAGCTAAAGCAGGGTCTTATGCTCTAAGTCAGAGAGAGTCAGATCAAAAGAAAGCTATGGATAGACGTTCATATGTTGTTATTCCAAAAGAGGGCGGTCTTCAAAATAGTGTCTTACAAAACACAGGTAGATTTTCAAGACTTAACAGCTATGAGCTTAATAATTTAATGAATAACGAAGAATTTAATAACAGATTTGAAGTCGTAGATGCCTCTACATACATGGATATGACAAAATCTCTAATAACTGCTGCTAATAAAAACAAGAAAAAAGTATATTTAGAAAAACCTCGATCAGTCCCATTGTTCGGTGGATCTAAAATAACTGTTGATGTTTTTTATGCAAATCCAAACAATGAAACTGGTGCAAAATCAAGAGTTGTTTCTCCTGAAATAGCAGTAAACGCAATAGAAACTATGGAAAAAGGTTTAACAAGGCGTATTGATAAATTTAGAGATATTGCAAAAGTAATTAATCAAACAGGCGTAAGTGCTGCTGATCAAGTTAGATCATTTGGAAATCAATTAGCTATATCTTTTGGGATACCAATGGGTAAAGGCGAAACTGATCCAGTAAAACAATTAAACACATTGTTAACAGAACTTAAAGCAAGAAACGCAGCAGAAATTCTTGGTGAAAGTGGCAAAACCATATCTGATAATGATAGAAAGTTAGTTGATCAAATAGTTGGAGCAATAGATGTTTTTAGTGGAGATGCTGATATTGGCTTACTTAAAACTAAACTAAATAGACTTTTTAAACAAATTACCTTAAGTAAAAGAGATGAGATTGAAGAAGCTTATAGCAATTTAGAAAAATTTGGAGTTAAAGTTAACAGAGAAGGTGCTGGAACATTAGGAACTAAAATGGTTGTTGGTGAAGATGGCGTATATAGATTTCAAGCTCAAGAGACAACATAATGGCTATAATTAATGTTGAAACTCCACAAGGTATAGTCAAGGTTGAAATAGCTGGCGATCAACCAACGCAACAAGAGGCAGATGCTATAAGATCACAGTTTTTTGTACAACAAAAACGAGATCTTACTTTTGATGATTTATTAGAAGAAACAAAAACAACTCAACAAAAACAAGCTGTCACTCCACAAGCAAACTTTGATACAGAATCTGGCATCCAAGACGCAGGCTTAAGAGCGTTGTTGTCAGGTGCTGAAAACAAGGCAGAAGAAGAGAATATTCTTGCCACACAAGGTTTTAGTAGAGAAGATTACACAAGAGATAATAGAGGCAGATTAGCATTAACGCCAAGTGGTGCTAGAAAAGTTGGTGTTGAGACAGATAAAAATGTTCTTATTGATGAAGAAGGTTTTAGCAGAAACGATCTATCTGATTTAGCAGGCATTATACCAGAGCTTGGTCTTGGTATAACTGGTGCAATTAAAGGTGCTGCAGTTGGATCAACAATAGCTCCTGGCATCGGCACTTTACTTGGTGGAGCAGTTGGTGCGTTTATCGGTGGTGGTGGTGGCTCTCTTGTAGAAGAAGCTATTGAGGGTATTGCTGGTGTTTCCGAACAAACCGCTGGAGAAATTGCAACAGATGCCGCTGTTGAAGGCGGTATAGCTGCGGCTGGAGAACTGTTGTTCGGCATACCTATATTAGCTTACCGAGCCATAGCTCCATCTGGTAAAAAATTTATACAAGAAGCAAGTAAAGAAGATTTAAGAATTACGGCTGAGGGTATTAAAAGAGGTTTAGAGCCTACTATTGCACAAATAAAAGGTAGACCCATTGCAGCCAAGTTCCAACAACTACAAGAGAGTGTATTAGGTGGATCACCAAGAACACAAAAAATAGCACAAGCTATGGAAAAAGAGATAGGCGAACTAAACAAGCTTATAAGTCAAGGTGTGACAGAAGGTAGTGAAAAATCAGCTGGTGAGTTGTTTATTGAGTTTGAAAAAAAGTTTGGTAAAGAATTAGCTAAGAAGCAAACACAAGCTTATGGATCTATAATGACTGCTCTTAAAGAGTCTGCTGATAATTTAGCAGGTGGCTTAGAGCGTAATCAACTATTAGATGACAATATATTTAACTTTGTACAACAATCTGCAAAGAACTTTGAAAACACCATGTCTCAACAATGGGCAACAATCAATGAAGTTATTGAAACATCCCTTGGTGACGCAAGAATTTTGCCAACTAATCTTGTTAAAGATGTTGCAGATTTAACAGAGAAGAAATTTTTAAAGGCAGGAACTGGTGAATTAGCTACAGAAGAAGGAAAAGTAGGTTTAAAACTAGCTGGAGTATTAAGAGGGTTAGGCGATAAGGCTTCTTTCACAGACGCATATCAATTAAGAAGAAAACTATGGGATTTAAAAAATGCACCCAAAACACCAGAAGAAGTCGTACAAAAAGGTATTATTGATAAGTCCGTAAATCTTAGTCAAGTTTGGGATGATGCCATTCGTAAAGTTGACAACTTACTTATGGATACAAATATTACCGCTTTGACAGATGATATAACTAAACAACTAGGTTCAGAGGCGTTTAACAAAATTAAAGTTGCATCTAAATTGTTACCAACAGCAAGAAAACAATTTAGCGAAGGCACTAAATTATATGATGATATATCCGCGTCTTTAGGATCAAAAGATTTAGTATCTCAAATGAGAAGTGGAGCCTTTGACATCACAAGACCTGGAGCTTTAACTGGATTAACTCAAAAAATTATTGGTAATGGTGGCACACCTACTGGTCTAAAGAGATTAAAAAAAGCGTTAGATGACACGCAATATAATCAAATAAAAGGTCAGATGGGTAGAGATTGGTTGCAAAGTGCCTTAACTAAAACTGGCTTTGCATCAATCAAGCCAACAAATTTTAAACCAAATGAATTTATAAAGTCATTAGATGATTTAGGTGAAACTGGCGTAGAGTTATATGGTAGGGCAGAATACAATAGATTAAAGCAAGTTGCCAAAGGTTTTGAGGACTTAAAACTAACAAACATTGATGAAGAAGTATTGTCCAACGCTGTCGCACAAGGTTTGGATCAAGGTGTGGCTACTGCTATGCGTGGTGCTTTGGAAACATTACAAGAAACATCAAGATTAAGAGATAGAAGTGTTTTTACTAAAATTAGAGAGAATAAGCTTGATCCAGAGGAAGCAGTAGATTTTGTAATGGCACCAGGTACTACTCGTGGCGACATAAGAGCTGTCATGGAGTTTTTTAAAGACAGTCCTGCAGAGTTAAAAACCATTAGAGGCACTTATGTAGAAAATATGCTTGATAATGTTGGTGCAGTAACAAACGCTGATAGCATGAAACAATTAGCTAAAAACATTGCAAGAGCAGATAAGAGCAATAAGTTAGACATAGTATTTCCTAATGTTGGAGAAACTGCTGGTCAAGCACAGAACATTAGAGATTTTGGAAAAATATTAAACAGAATATCATCAAACATTCCAAAAGGTGATTTGGTTGCTCAAGGTATATTGGCAAACATATTCAACAATGTTGGAAGAATTGCAAAAATGTTTGTTCTTGGTCAACTATTTACTGGTAAAAAGGCTATGAAAGAAATAGTTGAGGCTGCTAAAAAATTAGACGATACTGCTAGTCCGACTGCCGAACAACAAAGAGTATTTTTAGACGCTGTGGCTAACGCCTTTAGACCTGGACAAGCAACAACACAAACAATTCAAGAGGGCGTAAGAGATACATCTAATCAATTACAAGCATTATCTGAGAGCAGTGGCATAAATCAAGCAGTTGGTAACATCGTAAATCAAACGACTAATCAAGTTAGAAATGTGCAACCAGTAAACCCAAACACTGCCGTTGGAAGCATAGATGTAACAAGTCCAGGTGTTGGTGCTGCATTAGGTTTGAATCCTACAGACCAAGCAATAGCTGCTAGACGTAAGCCTCAATCACCACTTTCTGCTAATATGGAACAATTTGGAGAATTATTTAACAGATGAACATAGATGAATTAAGAGAAGAAATAGCTACTGATGAGGGCAAGGTTATGTCCGTGTACCTCGACCACCTCAACTTACCCACGTTAGGAATTGGACACCTCATAAATGAATGGGATGAAGAATATGGTAAGCCAGTTGGCACAGAGGTATCTGAAGAAAGAGTTAACGAGTTGTTTGCAAAAGATATTGAAATAACGATATCAGAGTGCAAAGAACTATTTGAAAACTTTGATGATTTACCAGATGAAGTTCAAAAAATCTGTGCGAACATGATGTTCAATATGGGCAGACCTAGATTAAGTGGATTCAAAAAGTTTCGTGCTGCAATAGCGAACAACGACTGGCAAGAATGTGCCGTTCAGATGGAAGACAGCCGTTGGCACAAACAGGTAACAAATAGAGCGAATCGCCTAATTTCAAGAATGAGAGCGGTCGAGGGTACCTAATCCTAACGTCTTTACGTTGCTTGTAATATCATGTTTTTCATATTCATTATCAACCATTAATCCAATTTGTTGACGTATGTTTCTACGCTCTTTATCGCATATAATTTTTAATTTATTATAGGTGCTAAGATCTATACCTATTGACTTGAACTTTGATGGGTCTGCCATTATACTACCTCCATGACTTATAAATACCCAATTATACCCAAAAAAACCCGAAGACCAAACAAATATTTCGCAAAAAAAACTGTGGCTATGGGATTAAAGTTTGATAGTAGATGGGAAGCAGAGCGTTGGGGTCAGTTAAAAGCTATGGAAAGAGCTGGTGTAGTTACACAATTAGAACGTCAAATTAAATATGAATTAAGTATTAATGACGTTAAGATTTGTAATTATATAGCAGATTTTAGATACCTTCTTGAAGAAGAAGATGGCTTATCAAGACTGGTTGTAGAAGATGCAAAAGGCATACAAACGCCAGAGTTTCGTTTAAAAAAGAAGATGATGAAAGCCATACACAATATAGATATTTACCTTTCTTTCAAAAAAAAATAATAAACCTTATTGACAACTAGGTTATGTGTGCCTATGTTACAGGTATCTAGTGTCTATTTTATATAAAGAGAAAGGAATAATTATGGATTTAGATTTTTTACATATGCCTTTGCAGGATTTGTTCAAGTA